CAGGGGAATTGTGTTAGATCATTTCTAGCACATGTTCCAGCAATATCTCCGTTAAGTGGTACATAACGGAAGGTATCACTGAATCTATCGTACATATACTTGTATCCACTATCGAATACTCCGTATGTTGTAGATGTGATTGGTGAATAGAAATCAACCACTGCGTTAGTGATTGCTGAATCATTATTGACTGTGACTGTTCCTACAGCACCATCACTAATGAATGTATTTCTGCTTGGTGATATAAACGCAATTGCGTCTTTTCTTAATTCAGCAACAGCGATTATTTTGTTCGCTTTTGCTTGAACTGTTTCTTTAGTTCCTGCACCAGAACCCATAAGTAAGAAATCTACCTCAAAGTTTTCTGTATTTTCAAATAATTCGTATCCTGTTGAAATATCACCAAGAGATGCTGTTAATGCACCTGATGCAGTAAGACTTGTTCCACCCTGATAGTTTACACCACCACTTAATGTATAAGTGTTACTACCAGATCCACCATATGCGATACCTTCAGCATCCTGATCCCATGCTATATCAGTCGCTGCAGCGTATCCAGTTCCAAATGACGCAGCGGCTACTCCTGCAGGTTGTGCACCACCAAATACGTTTGTTGATGTATTATAAAGATACTTTCTCCAATACGCTGTGCTTCCTACAGAATATTCAGCATCTTTTGCTTTTGAAAGTGAAACATGCTTTTCTAAAATTGTTCCTGCGTTACCAGTAACTTCACCAGCACCATCAATCACCACAACGTGAATCTCGTCAAATCTCGCATTTCTTGCTGATGCATAACTTGATGTGCCTGGTCTTTCAACTATTGAGTTCCAAGTAATTGTTGATCCAGCACCAGTCAATGTAAGTGTTTGCTCATTGAACCAGTCAATCGCAGATGAGATTGTTCCTGCATAACCTATTGTTGTATTTGCACCAGCAGTTGCAGTTATGATACCGATGGAACCAGTATCACTTGAAGTAGTACCACCTACATTGAAACCTGTCTTGAATCTGTAAATTCCAGACTCTGTATAGTCTACAGCAGTTTCTGTTCCTGCAGCTGATACGTGAGATACTACTTTAACACCAAACTTATCATTACCCAATTCTTGAGTTATGATTCCTTTTAAGAATCCATCTAAAGATGATGTTGATCCTGCCCCCACAAGAGTAGTTCCCTTTGGTATTGTTTGTGTAACCCCAAGTCCAACCATACTTGATGGTATATTTGTTACTGTCGCAAATCCAATACCTGCAGTATTAATTCCAACAATCTGATCTGCAAGACCATCAATTGTTGCAACTCTAATACCATTACCCCATGAACCAGGATTTCTAGCTGCGAATGTAACACCAGTGATTGTGTTATTATCGTATCCTAATTGATTGTAATGCTCTGTGCTTTTTATTTTGAAACTTGATGCAGATCCTGTGAAAGCATTTCTTAAATCAGTATCGTCTGCCCTTACCACCCTCATATTTCCACCATATGCTAGGTAAGAAGAGGCAACTAACCAATCTTCATAATGCTTGTCTGTCTCGTATGGTTGACCAAAGTTTTCTAACAGATCTGCTTCATCTGTTATTAAAACTGGTGTACCGACAGGT